TTTTTTTTTTTTTTTTTTCAATTATATAACTTACCGAGCTTTCGGCTCAACATAAGTGACGGAGAAAGTAGAATCCGTTCTTGGCTTTCGCATTGGTAGGCCACAATCTTTGTTTCATGTTCTCAGTTCGAACAGGGATGTCGTAGCTAGCGTACAGACATTCTTCAAAGGTTGGCATCTTTGCGATGTTTGGCATTTCGTAACCGAATGCACGTTCAAGCCAAAATAGGGACCCAGCTTTCGCAGGTCGTCGCAGTGTTTTGGTAATGAATGTGTATGCATCGTCACAAATGGAATAGACCACTTTGGAACAGCCCATGGAGGCCATAGCTATGCCGACGCATGATGCGGCGGTTTCTTCAAGTCGTTGAGGACGTTCAGGGAACACAAGGTGAGAAAGTAGATCATCATCTAAACGATAGGGTATACCGTAATGGTTGAAGTAACCAAGTACGTATTGTCCTTGAGGAGTGTCAGAGATGAAGCTTTTCTTCACAGAGAGTTTTGCGTTGAAGTAGTAGCTGGCGAGGTCTGCTAGTGTATCTAGGTATGAAATTCCGAACATTTGAAATCTGCGTTCGACGATTGAAATGAGTGAGTCATCGCCTTGAACTTTGATCCAAAAGTCAGGATGTTCAATGTTGATTCCGTTCGCTGATAGTACTGTTAAAAGCATAATCATATTAACGAATGAATCGAGGAGCTGCGTCTGTTGGAATCCAGATGCAATTCCGTTTCTTGTCCATTGATAAACCTTTCCATCCGGTTGGAGGATGGGATAGTGTTTGACCATGTCGGTCATCCATATCCAGAGGTTTTCGATTCGACGGTGTGGTTCCGGAATCTCTCCTTTTTCGTAGAAAATGGTCGGCTCATAGTGAGTGAAGTCGAACCAAGATTTCCACATGGAGTGGACGTCATCTATCACTTCGTGTAGAGCTCGTTTATCGAACTCAGACCAGTCAAGAGAGAGTATGGTTCTAGAGATTCTTCCATTTTGAAGTTGTCCCCAGAGTTTCTTCCAGCCGCCTTTCATTATCTCGTTTCCCCAGAGTAGGTGATGTTTGGTCGTATCCTGGTTGAGATAGTAGGCTTGTAGTGGCCAGATGAACATGTTTTCAGCCATTAATAATAGCTTTGGAACTCCAAAAACAGCTCGAATTTTATCGGCGTCTTCGTGTCCTACAACATGTGCTCTTGCGTGTAGGGTGGTGTGATAGTAAGGGCGCGGTTTTCCGTCTTTATCCCAAAATTGGGAGTCTCCTTCTTTTATCTTGTGAATAAGATAGCGGTTATCTTCGAAGATTTCATCTTCTAGATTGTGGAAGGTGGCAGTGGCGGTTTCGATTTCTCCCAGACGTTGTTTATCTCTGAGTAGTTCTTCGTACTTCTTTTCGAAGTTATACGGAGCCTCAGCAGATACGTTCTTTGTCCAAGGATAGTACCTTAGATCAGGGAAAGATATCGGGTGTAGAGTCTTTGCTGGTTTCATCAGCTTTTCAGTGACTCGTAGTGCGCGTAGGTAGTGTTTGTCTCGTGGCACAGGGTGAACAGGTTGTTCGAATTCATGAAAGTCTTGAATTAGACGTTCATCAGAAGCGTCAGAACGACGTTTACCGAGAAGGACTTGATTGAGAAGGCCGACTGAACCGTGCTTGAGAATAGCGTGCTTTAAAATTGAGAAGCGAGTTGCTTCTTCACGTGGTGAGACCTTCGTGTGAGAAGAGCGAATCTTCTTCATCTCAGATCGAGAGATCGAGAAAAGGTATCGTAGGTTAAGGGCAGGCATTGTTAGTTTTAAAAGATCTGTGTGGTTAAGAGCTTTTTGATTTAATTTTCGTTGAACTTAGAAAGTGGACTAAGATAATTAATCT